TTACTTCCATTCCGTGTTGAAGGCCAGCAAAGAAGTAAGAGCCATTGCGTGAACGAACAACAACGTGCGGACGGCCGTAAGCTAATAACTTAGCAGTTTTATGCGTTGCAATGTCTTGGTTTTTCAAAGTGAAAGTTAAAGTTTGCTCAGCAAATGTAGTTCCGTTTTCGCGGCTTGATGTCAAAACCTGATCAAAAGAGTTTGTACCTTTCAATTCAAATTTGTAAAGTGTAGTAACGCCTGCAACTGCATCAATAACATCTGTATTTGTTGCATCGTAAGTAATTCCTGTGTAGTCTCCGAAGTTTACGAAGTAAATGGCATCAATACCACCTACTGCCGTTTTACATACTTCCAATCTACCGTTAGCTAAATCGCAGCTCATATCGTATATTTTTTTGGGTTAAACAAAAAAGGGAAGGCATTTGACCTCCCCTTTCTATAAGTTAATTAAGATTAGTTAGCAGAGTTTACGATACCGTAAGTAACCATATCCTCAGCAAAACCATACTTCGCATCTGCGGTGAAACGCATTACAAATCTGGCGTTTTGCGATCCGTCAACTGGGCTCATATCAATGACCTGTACTTCGTTCATATCGTTTAATAGACCTGTCGCAAAGTGAAGGTTGCTAGATGGAGTAGCAATAGCTGTGTTAGCAGCCATACCGTTAGCCATAAATACCGGAATACCGTCAAAGAATACATCGCCCAAAACTTGGTTTGTACCTTTGTTATCGTAACCGTTAGCGCCAACACCTGAAGCAGCAAAACCACCCAATGCGCGTACATACGCTTTGTAGATGTTTTGAGCTACGTAAAGTTTAAGATCTGGGTGTCCGTAAAGGCGAGCAGGAATTGCATCGACCAACTTACCAAGCTCCGCGATAACGTCGCCAGCATCTACAGTTGTACCAGCTACTTCTTGCGCTGCAGGCAAAGCTGCATCCAAAGCAATTTGTGTAGAGATACCTGCGAATTGACCATTAGTTGCGTTAACACCTGTCCAGATATTTGTTTCCATTGCAGAAGCAACTTGCGCAGACAATTGACCGATAACGAAATCAACGAAAGATTTTGGCATTACGTCAAAAGCAGAGAAGCCCATCTCAGCAGCTTGCCAAGTCGAACGGAATGTTTTTTTACAGAACTCAAGGTTTACTTGAAATTCCTCCGGTTGCAAAATACGCTCAGTAAGGGTTACTGTAGTGCTGGCATCAAAGTCGCAAGTTGCGTTCTTGATGATGTCAGTATTAGCATATTTCTGAACTACCTCTTTGAATTTCACGTTAGGGTGGATAGTGAATCCGCCTTTTTCAAGGGTTGGAGCAGACAATAAAGCTGCAGCAATATACTTACCGGCAAATTCACCTGCGTAAGTAGTTGTAATTGAAGTTGTTGTACTCATTTTTATTAATTATTTAAGTTCGTTTATACTACGGTTAAAGTAATAGCTCCTGCAGCAGTTCCCATACCTGAAACATACCAGTTAGAACCGTCACATTTTAATTCTACGAAATCTCCGATTGTATCAGCAGAAGCAGAGAAGGTGATCGTGTTTTCATCAGCTCCCGGTACAAGCGTACTGTTTACAATAACGCCGCCTTGAATTTTGTTAGAAGCAGCTTTGATAGTCCAAGCAGTAGTAGCAAATAAAGCGCCTACAACAAAACTATATTTTTGACCAGCAGCATCAGCAACGGCAGGAAGTGTAATTTGTGCGCCTGCTGCAGCATTGAGAATAAATGTTTTGCCGCTATCTTCAGCAGTTAAGGTTGCTGCACCTGTTAATGTTTCGATTACATCTAATTGACGTAGAACGTCGTTAGATACAAAGTTTGTAGTTGTACTCATTTTTTAGTTATTTATTTAATTTTTCAAAAATTGAATCAATAGTTGTGCGCGTTTTTCTTGGTGCTAATTTGAACAATTCAACCGGCTGCGCATTTTCCGGATTGTGTTGTATAGGTTTAGGCTCAACTTCTTCAGCTGCCAATTCAACCGGTGCCGCTTCTTCTGCAACTACTTCGGGTGTTTGCGCTGTGAACTTTGCCAATTCTGCTTTCAATGCATCGTTTTCAGCTTGCAATTTTTCCATTGAGCTAAAGAACGTTTCTTTGATGATGCTTTCGATAGTTTTTTTAGGAGCTGCATCCGCTGCCATTTCTTCCTCGACCATTGGCGAAGCCTCAACTTCAACTTCTACTTCCGGAGCTTCTTCTTCTTCGACTTCTTTTTCTTTGATTTCAGCAATCATACCTTCCTCAGCTACGATTAAAACCATACCGTTTTCTAAATCGTATTCTCCTACAGGAACCGCAATACGCTGATCATCTTCTGTAACAATAAATACTTCGTTACCTGCTTCAAACGCATCAGCTTCTAATACAGAAACGCCATCCGTTAGCTTCATTTGTTCTAGCTTAACTTCCATTCCGAGAAGCGCACGAACCTTGTTTAAAATCTTGTTTTCGTTCATCGTTTTTATACTTTATACCTGCTTAACTTAATTAATATAATTGTGTTGCACTTTTATCAGCTTACGCTAGTAATCGTTCTTGTTCCATTGCTTTCTGTAACCGTATATGTCCCTTGTTTCGATACGGATCCAACGCCTTGATTTTGCAGGTCTCCGTTACAACATTCTTTTGAATACTTACCGTTACCGCACAGGCAACCGCGCTTACCGCCTCTTGGGCTTGATTTGCTAGGCGTTTTCATTTATTGGTTTTTAAGTTGTTCTAATTTACGTTGCGCCCATTCTACGCCGGCATCTCCACCCCAAGCTAACCACATTAAACGACCGCATCCGTCTCCTAATTCTTTGTCTGAGTTCTGGCGATGACGTTCAAAGGCCGCCATTCTCGCAATGGTATCTCTACTTATTGGTTCGCCTTTTGCTAGTTGGTTGGCTCTTTGTTTGCCTACAGGAGTACCGCAAGAACCCCATCCGTTTTCTTCTGCATAACGTAAAGCTGCTTTAGCGTTTTCGCTTGCAGCTTTTGGATAGTCGGAATATGATTCTAATTTGACGTCTAAGATTTCTTTTAGGTAAGCAATCAGTTCTTCTTTTTCTTCATTCTGCGCGCTCATTTCATATTTATCCGCAAAGTAACCTTCGATTGAAAAGCCTTTTACTTCTCCGGACTTTACGCGCTTCCATATGTCGTCATTGTTTACCTTCATTGAAATCATCCAAGTTCCCTTAGGTAAACTAAAACCATACTTTACAGATTTGTCGTGTACGTCATCTTCAATGATCCAACTTTCAACCACAGACATACCGTCAAGGTCTTTAGCGTGTTCTAAGGTTGCATTGTTTTGGTTTGATCTCATTAAAAACAACTCAGATGCTTTGCGTACCGTTTCTTCTTTAAAGAATATTTCCCACTCGCGTTTTGTCTTTTCGTTTTTACGGTAAATCTTTTTATTCGGTACCAATGCGGCGCCCATCAAAATACGCTTCTCCTGATCAATCTCTTTAAGCTCTATTTTGTGTTTTGCTAACGCTATAAAGTTTTCCTCAATAGCCGGGTATTCTACAACGGAAACCGCCTCAATGCCGTGCATCGGATCCTTCTCGTCAATTATTAGTTCTATTAGTTCCATAGCCTATAAACTTGTTTTGTTTTACAATGTTGCGTTTTTAATACGGTTCCTATCTAGCGCCTGCGCAGAAGTTACCTCACCGCTTACAACATACGCCTGAATTGGTTGCTGCTGAATTTGCGCGAGCTGATTCATACCTGAATTACCAACTACATTGAAAGAAGGCGCCTGTACTCCGGTTCCGCCTCCAGAAGATTCGCCGCCGCCAACTGATCCAGAAGGAGCTGCTCCTCCGCCTAACGTTTTTAATGCCTTGGCAGTTGCCGCAATATTTGCCGCAATACCTATCCCTGTACTGATATTATTTAGTTTAGTTTCTACTGCTGCTAAAGCTGCGCCGCCCGGAATAGCTGCATACTTCAATTTTACTGCAGCGTTTGCTGCTTTGTTTGATATAATCATTTTAGCAATACCAATAGCGCTCTCGGCAACCAATGCCGCCTTCTGCAATCCTTTTTGTTTTTCAAATAAGCTGGCAATTAACTGTAGGCCCTGTGAAGCTACGTCCAACTGCTGCATTTGTATTGCAATAATAGCTTCTGACTTTACTTTTTCGTATTCTACTAATTTATCGTCGCTTTCTTTTTTCTTTCGCTGCTGCTCTTTTA